GACAGGCAGCATTTGCGTTACGGTTGGGTTTGCGATGTTTGAGACTCCGGTGTAGTCTAGGCCGTTGAAGTCGGCTGCACTACCGTTGTAGTTGTGTTTGTAGTTGACCGCTGACAGGCTAGGCAACGATCCAAACTCAAAGCCGGCCAGCTTGGTCTTGTTCGATGAGGTGATTGCCGTGCTCAGGGCATACAGATTGCCGCTAGTCTGCGTGACGAAGCTAGGCGTGTTTGAGGTGCTGTTGTTGGCGTTGTCTCCGTTCTTAAAATAGGCGTAAGCCGTCATACCGGCATTGGACTTTGCCACCGGAATAATCCACCACGCGCCATGGTACTGCATGATACGCGCTTGAAGGTTGGTCAGCATAGCAACCAAGACCTCCTTGCAGGTAAAAAATTCTGCTTCGCCGTTATCGTTGACGTTGCGCAGCTTGGTGTGATTGATGATAATCTTGCGCGTGTATGGCGCGCTGGTCATGTCATCATGCTGCACATGGTCGCTGACGTACAGAAAGTTCTTGTCCGACGCCCACGCATCAATATGGCGCACCTTGCTTAGGATGCGGCAAAAGACTGTAATCAAGTGCGTGGTGTCTGTATACTCTGCGGTTAGTGAATCCTTGTACAGCACCTCATCCAAGAGGCCTAGGTCGTCGGTAGCTTCCAACGTCACCAGTTGCGGGTCTTCGTCCTGTAGCGTGATGTCACAGAACAATACGCCGGACCAAAAGAGCTGCTGACTTGCCGATGGTCCACGGAACACTTCTACTCGGAAGCGACCCTCCTGACCGGTCTGCACATCGCTGACAAAGGTTTGTTCGGATGAACTGCTGACATAGATTGGAATGCTACACGCGCTGGCTAAGATTGGCTCATGGGTGTTCTGACTACGGCCATCCCAATCCATCTCAAAGCCTGGCGTGCCCAGCGTCAATGTGCCGACCGACGATCCGCTGTAGTCGCTGTCGTAGAAATCGATGTTGTACTCGAGTCCAAGGTCGTCCTTGAATCCTGCGGTAAATCTCTTTGCCATTAGTTCCCAAATCTGCGGCGGCGGCTGTATGCGCTGCGCTCCTCACTCAAGAGCAAGTCGCGGCCACGGATTGTGCCGGTAACATTGACGTTGCCGCCACCCATCATATTGCGCAACTTATCCAGCGGCGCTACCACCTCCGGATTGATTGAGCTGGTCCCTGGTCCCTCACCGACCATCGCGAGACTTGCGCCGGTGAACAGTCCGCCCTCTGCCATCTGAGGTATGCCCATGCCCGCGCCTAAAAAGAACTTTAAGCCAGCCTTGCCTCCGGTCAGCTCTGCAACACCTGTTGCACCGCCCATAAGAATTGACAGCACGGCGAATGTGGCCACCAATGCCGCAGCTTTGATGAGCAACCTTTCCAAGGTTTGCAACATAAACTCTCCAAAAGACTTCGTCCCTTGACGCAATGCCTCGAAAGCATTCATAAAAAAGTTCGGAAGCTGATCTTTCACGAACATACCTAGCTCACGGAATCGTCCAATAACCGGCTCTAGGCTCTGCTGTAGTTGGTCGTAACTACCGCGCAGACCACGGTTCTCTAGCGCGTGATTCTTAACGGCCTGGGCTGTTCTTCCGTGCGCCTGTTGTAGACGCTCAACATTGCGCACGGTTTCCGTTTGTATGGCAGCGTCGGCATCGCTTGCACCGCCATCGTCACCATCTCCGCTGATAACAATACCACCGAATTCAACCTCAGCCGCTTGCTTTTTCAATACGAGAATACTGTCGCTGAGGTCTTGAATTTGTCTGTCGAATCTAGTGACGTTGCGCCGCGCTATCTGCTTGTCGAACTTGTCACCCAACGAGCCAACGCTTGCCGCTGCTTCTGACACAGCTTTAGCTTGGCGGATTGATGCAAGCTCCGTTTCCAACGCGCGGCGCTTAGTATTCAGGGCCAACAGCGCCTGTTGTTTTTCTAGCTCTTTTGTGCTCTCGATGAAGGTGTCCGTCTCTTCTCTTGTCGTCTTCGTCATCGACTTGAGCGCCTCCAATGATCCGATAAGCAAGGTTACAGCTACTGCTACAGCGCCAATCGGATTGGCCGCCATTACTACATTCAGGCTGGCCATAGCTATGCGCATTTTTATCAATGCGCTGACAGTCAACAGCAGAGGGCCAGCGGCTGCCGCAATAGAGCCAACAATCAGCAGGGTATTCTTCTGACTTTCATTTAAGGAAGTAAACCTTTGTGCCGCACGAGTAACGCTGCCAATAATTTCTTTAATGGTTGGCATCAATGTTTGCGCCAACTCAGCACCAGCCAACTTCAAATTGTCTAAAGCCGTACTAAACTTACCTGCGGCAGTTTCGCTCAGGCGTTCCATAGCACCGGCAGCAAAGCCTCCTTCTTTGGCAAAGCCGGCGAGCACTTGATTAAACTGCTTCACAGGTACCGCACCTGCACCAAGTTTATTGGCCGGTAGACCGGTAGCATCTGCTAACGCTTCAAAAATTGGAATGCCCCTTTCCGCGAGCTGATTTAAGTTCTCTAACTCGACTTTGCCTTTGGCATTAACCTTAGCGAAGATTGCGGCAATGTCCTGGATTTCACTACCACTCGTAGCCGCAATGTCGCCAAGGAACTGTAGCTGATTGTTGACCTGATCAACTCCGGTGCCGCTTGCAATTAACTGCCTTGCAGCATTTGCTACGCCTTCTATTTGGAATGGTGTTTTAGCGGTAAAGTCATTCAAGTTGGCCATCATGTTGGCCGCTTGCTCCGCCCCACCTGTCAGACTTATAAAGCTCGTCTCTAACTTCTCCAGGTCAATGGCACTCTTGACTGCCGCAGCACCAATGCCGGCTAAAGGTGCCGAAAGTCCCATAGTCAAACTGCGACCCGCATTTTGGGTCATAGCTTGGATTTCGCTGAGGTTGTTGCGGAACCTTGCCTTTACACCGCGCAGGTCTTTGTTCAGTTTGTTCAGGCTCTTGCCATCCAAACCAATTACGACCAGCAAGTCTTGCATCTTAGCCATTCTTCATTCCTTTTAGTGCCATCACCAATAGCTTGTTTTGGCCCTTGTTTTTCTTCTTTTTCTTCTCCCACGGAAAGATACATAGGTCCGTAGGCTTAATCTTATGGCCAGGCTTACTGTGCGGGCTAAGATTGACGGCAGCAAGCCACCTGGTCCGTTCCCACTCCTGTTGCTGCCTGAACTCCTCCTGCTTGTGCATACCCTGGGCGGCCGCACAGAACTCCTCGAACGTCATGTCATAAAAAACAGAAGGGCCGAGGCGTAACTGCCCCAGCCCTATCTGCATACACGATTCAAACGTCAGCGCCTCGCCTTCACTTTTTTTTTCCGGAGCCGCCCCCCATGAGGGTACTCAGAGCCTCGGCAAGTGGTTCAAGATCGCTGATTTCAATAAGAGCCAAGAAGTCCTCGCACTCATAGTCGAATGGAATACCCGCGTGCTTGGCACCGGACTGCGCCATATAGTACACCAGGGTGCCTACCTCTACTACGTCATCGGACATTTTGCCGATGTCGATGCCGGCTTCACGCTTGGCCGCAGCCAGCGCGCGCATATCGCAGCGGAGCGTGAACTCCTTTTCACTCAGGGTGACCTTCATCAATCGATGCTGTCGTGCGTGATTGCGCCGCTCAACTCAATCGTGGCGCTGTAGGTCACGTTGTCCTCTGTGCCGGCGCTGGTTTCGATGCTAGTCACGAAAGCCGTGCTGCATTCGAAAACATCGTCATGCGTTCCCTCCACACCAAACTTCACGGCAAAGCTAGACCGCGCTGCAAAGTGCGTCATTAAGGTGGTAACTGCGCTTGTGGTGTCGTCCACCAATCCGGACACGCTAATGCTTCCGGAGCGCGTGCTTTCCAACAGCTCGCGGAAGCCGCTGCTGTCTTTGGTGGTAATGTCTCGCGTCTCCATGGACAGGCTGATGCTGCCCTCCGTTTGGTCCGGCAATGCCGTACCAGCAATGCTAACCAGGTAAACTGTACCGTTAAAAATGGCACCCATTATTTCTCTTCTTTTGTGTTGTTTGCTATGATGGCGTTCAGCAACAAATCGACGTATGCAAAGACGCGATCGTCCTTCACGCTTGGCGTGAGGTTCACCACCACCTTAGCAAACACCATGAAAGCCAGGAGCAGCTCTGCCCAGTTGTTCAGGAAAAAGTCCATAGGGGCAAGTTAAGCAATGCTGGT